ACGGCAGGCGAGCATCGTGTTTCTATTGGTTTGTTTAATGCTGAAATCTTGTATCAACTGATTTTGAATGATGCCACATTTGGCACGCTTGATGGCGACAACGCCCTTGCTTAGTGTACAATAACCGAAATGGCACGCCAATCGTTTACAGCAGCGCAAATCCTGACCGCTGCACAGATGAACACGCTTCAAGACAGCGTATGGTCTGATGATGTAAACACGCAAACAGGAACTTCGTACACACTTGTTTTAACTGATTCAGGCAAACAGGTTACGATGAGTAACGCTTCAGCAAGCACGCTCACAATCCCACCAAACGCCTCTGTAGCGTTCGCTGTTGGTGTTCGCATACAGGTTATTCAGTTAGGTGCAGGCGCAGTAACTTTGACTGCTGGTGCAGGCGTGACAGTTAATTCGCTTTCTACTTCTCTTATTCTCGGTCAGTATCAGGTGGCTACTTTGATTAAGCAGGCAACTAATACTTGGATTGCTAATCTTGGCGGTTCGGGTGGTGCTGCTGATAGTGATCAAGGTATTTTGGCTAGTCAAGTATTCGGATAACAAAAGGACATTATGGCATCAACATTTAGCAAGCAACTTCTTTCAGGTAGCACGAATGGTAAAGCGATCAAGGTTGCTGCGACTGCTACGGCTGGCACAACAATTCATACAGCAGTTTCGGGCACTAGTAATCTTGACGAGATTTGGTTGTATGCGGTGAACAGTTCTGCTTCGTCAGTAAAATTGACTTTGGAGTGGGGTGAGGCTTCTGCGCCTGATGGCAATATTGAATTGACTGTGCTTGCTGAGTCGGGGCTTGTTTTGGTTTGTGCTGGTTTGTTGTTGCAGAACTCGCTTGTTGTTAAAGCGTTCGCTGGTACAGCCAATGTGATCTTGTTACACGGATATGTAAACCGAATTACTGTTTAGGTTTTTGTGCCAAGACCGCACGCACCTCGTACTAGGGTTTCAACATATCTAAGTGACTGGATGCCGTTAGGTGATGAGCCGTATCAATTTCGCTCTGGTTATATTGGTGGCGGTAATTCTACCGCAATTTATAAGAATACTTTTTCATCAGACACAGCAACTACATTGAGTGCAACTTTGACAAGTAATGTTTCTGCTCTTGCAGGTTTTGTAAATAGTGGAGTTGCAGGATATTTTGTTGGCGGTAATGATGGTGCAAGAGTTACCACTATAGATAAATTAACTTTTCCGTTAGATACAAAAACGACTCTCGGCACAGGTTTAAGTGCTGCTAATTTTAGACTTGGCGCTTGGTCTAATAATGGAGTGGCGTGTTATGCAGTCGGCGGTGACACATCGGCTGGAATAGTTGGAACAGTAGATAAGTTTGCGATGCCAGCAGAAACTCGCACTACGGGAACATCTTTAACTACTGCTCGCCGTGAGGCAGGAAGTTTTAGCAACAACGCTGTTGCTGGTTATATTGCTGCTGGTCAAAGTGGCAGTTATTTGAACAGTATAGAGAAACAAACTTTTCCGTCAGATACAGCCACAGCAGTAACAGCAACGACAACTAATGCTGTAGAGGGTTTATCGGCGTTTAGTAATTCAGGTGTTGCAGGCTACATGATGGGTGGTGGAGATACTGGTTCAACTTATTACGCTACGGTTGATAAATTAACTTATTCAACGGAAACTAAGTCCACACTCGGTACGGGTTTGATAGGCGTGCGACTTAATTTGTCGGGTTACGCCGATGTAGGTGTTGCAGGTTACGCTCTTGGTGGACAGAATCAAGCAAACACTTATCAGACGACTGTTGATAAGTTTGCTTTTCCGTCAGATACTCGTTCGGTTGGTACAGCGTTGCCAGCCACAAAATCTAGTCTCGCTGGTGCATTTGCTGATTGTGGGGTGTTCTGATGCGTTTTGATTCTAGAGGTTTAGTCTCAACCTACATATCTGACTGGATGCCAACTAACGATAGGCGTGTCAGTGTTGCAGGATATTTTGGTGGCGGTGCGGTAAGCGGTGGCGGTTTAACAAACATAGACAAACTCGCTTTCGGTACTGAAACAAAATCCACGATCTCGGCAACTTTAACAACTGCTATCTATGCTGGCGGTAGTTGCGCAAACTCTGGTGTCGCAGGCTATTTTGGTGGTGGTTATGACTACAACGCTAGTGTCGGTGTGACTTCAATTCAGAAGTTGGCGTTTCCTGCTGACACAAAAACTAATTTGGTTGCTGTTCTTGGTGGCGCAAACATCAACTTAGCGTCAATGGCAAACTCAGGTGTTGCTGGTTATTTTGGTGGTGGCGATGAAGTGGACAGAATAGATAAATTAACTTTCTCATCAGATACAAGAGCAACTCTTGCAGCAGTTTTAAGCACACCAATTTTTACTTTCTCTGCGATGGCAAACTCAGGTGTCGCAGGATATTTTAACGGTGGTACGGATAATCCTGTTGGTAATTATAATCGGATAGACAAACTTCTTTTTTCAACTGACACTAAAAGCACCTTAGCGGCAACTTTGACTACAATTTGCTCTAGCACAAGCGCATCGGCAGATAATGGTGTCGCTGGATATGTTTTCGGTGGTACTGGCGTTAGTGGTGACTTGTCACGAATTGACAAACTTCTATTTTCTACTGAGACTAGAACAACTTTGACCGCTACCTTATCGGCAATAATAAATGGAACTACGAGTATGGCTGATACAGGTGTCGCTAGTTATGTTGGTGGCGGTACTACGCCAAGAACAAATGCAATCCAAAAACTTGCTTATGATACAGAAACAAGGACAACTCTTGCTGCTACTTTGACAACGGCGAGTTCAAAGGTATTTTCGTTTGCGGATTGCGGTGTGTTCTGATGCGTGAAGATATCCAACTCTCTTTCATTGAATGCCAGATGCCACGCACCCCATACCAACTAGAACGCTTTGTGGTCGGGCAACACGACACACCCGAAATGCAATTCGTTCAAGTATGCAGAGAACTAGAAGCCCTGTACTACACGATAAAAGAAGTCGGAATGGCGAACAAGAAAACTGAACTAGAGATAGCAAAACTTCGTGCTACAGGTGACGAGATTGATGCGATAGACGCAGACATTAAAGAACTCGGTTTAGAACGAACACGGCTTGTTGCTATCGGCGCACGCCGTGAACTTGATGAGTTAATCAAAATGTATGATGCGATGCCTCACTTCACACGCCAACAAATAGACGAATCGCAACCTGATTACTGGCAGGCACGACTCGGCAGGCAAGCAAATCTACAGATGATGGCTGGCGGTGCAGGTTGGGCGCACCTAGAAGCCTTAGATCAGATCGGTGTTCTTAAACCTATGATTCAAGCGCAACAAGAAAAAGCAAAGGAACTATTATGAAATATGCACAGTGGACTATTAGCCGACCTGAGGGTTCTACTCCTGAGCCTTTGATTCGTAGTCGTGGCGGTCAAGCATCGGGTGGTTTTATGAAAGACGCTGAAACAGTTGTTGGCTATGTTTGGTCTGATTGTGATCTGACAGGTTTAGATAAATGGAACTTTTCTACAATGACAAACACGCAGGCGATGACGATTGCGAAGGGTTTGAATCCTGAGTGTTTCTTTGGTGATGATGGCACGATTCAAGCACCACAAGTTGCGGTATAAATGTTGCCTAAGTTGCGGTATTGTACCCCTAAACGGGTTTCTAGGCTTACCAAAATGTTTTCTACCCTAGATGCTTCGGTGTTTAGGTTCAGACCTGTTTTGATCACGGGTCTTTGTTTTTAACTATGGGTTCAACTTGGTGATTGTTTCTAATCACGAGCCTGTTTTGTTTCTAAGTGCGAGGGCGAACAGTAGTGTCTAATGCGTACTTAAAATATTGTTTAACGCCATTATGGTTGCACATCTATTCTAGAAACGGAATAAAAGTGATACCGTAATCATTATGAAAATTGATTGCAAACACAAAGCAGCCCTAAAGTCTTATGCCAGAAGTGTGCTCGCAGCCGTTGTCGCTGTCGCATCAACAGGCAACTATTCGCCTGAGGATTTAGGTAAGGCTGCCGTTGCTGCTCTGATTCCACCAGTGTTGAGATGGTTGAACACGAATGACCCTGCGTTCGGGCGTACAAAATAGTTTGCTATGCAACGAATCTATACAGGTAACAAAGATGGTATTGCGACTGGTGAGCGTAAAGGTTTAACAGTTTTTATTAACCAACTTTGCAAGCGTTACCCTGCGCTGTGGAATAACGGAAGTTTTGTGAATCGTTCTATGCGAGGCAAACAAGGTGTGTTATCTGTGCATGCTACAGGGCGTGCAGTTGATCTATCTTTCAGATTCAAACCAAATCATAAGGACAGTTCAAACACGAAAGGCATTAAAGAGGGTGGTCGTAAGCAGGCGATGCAGGCGATGGATTTTGTTGTGAAGCACGCTGACGCTTTTGGGCTTGAGTGCATCTTGGATTATTACCCGATACCTCACGGTAGGGGTTGGCGTTGTGATCGTAAGGCTTGGACTGTTTATACGAAGTCTGAGATTCACGGTGCGCCGATGGGTGATTGGCTGCACTTTGAACTGTCGCCAAAGATGGCTGATGATGCTGAGGCTATGCGAGCAGCGTTTAGTGCGATACCATTAACGGTTGAGGCTATCTAATGGATAGTTCAGCAATAGTTGTTGCCTTGATCGGTGCGATAGGCGCAATCATTGTTGGCTTTATGCAATCGTTTAAGAAAGAAGCAAGAGAAGCAAACAAAACTAATAGTGAAGATCACGCCATAGTTCAGTCGCAGTTAAGAATGATTTTCAAAACAGTTAATCGGGTAGATGACAAGTTAGAAAAACATATCAACCAACACGAAGAAGGCACATTGAATGGGCAAGTTACTAGATCAGATAAAAAACTCACCTAGCAAAACAGGTGGCGCTAAAAGTGGGCTTGACACAATTCTTAACAGTTTAGAAAAACAAGATCAGCAAGATTTGCTGGTCGCTTTAGCAGATGAAACTATTCAATCAACTGTTATCGCTAAAGTTTTGAACGAGCGAGGTTTTGAAGTTAGTAGGCAGTCTGTTGGCAGGTTCAGGGTTAAACATTTATGAGCCTGAAAGATGATTTACAGAGTGAGCAGCAAACACAATTTGAAACAGAGTTAGTGAGACTGCGCAAGCAGCGTGACAGTTTCGCTAACCAAAACGCACGATTGACTACACAACTTGAAAGCGTTGAAAGATGTTTGCAGATTGTTGATCGTGCTGAAGGTACTGCGATTAATCCTCCAGCGTGGCTTGTGCCAACGAAACCTAAACTATCGGCAGCGACACTCGTAGTTATTTTATCGGACACACATTTTGACGAAGTGGTGAATGTTGATGAGATGGAAGGCTTGAACTGTTACAACCGTGAGATCGCTGTGATGCGTTTAGAAAAGTGGGCGCAGAATGTGATCAAACTTTCACGCCACTATCTATCAGGTGTTTCTTACGATGGGATTGTTGTGATCTTGGGTGGCGACATTTTCACTGGCGATATCCACGAAGAACTTGCTTTGACTAATGAGGACACAATGATCGGGTCGCTACTGTTTTGGTCTGAACAGGTTGCTGCTGCTCTACAACTTTTGACAGATGAGTTCGGCGAATGTTTCGTGACAAGTGTGGTCGGTAATCACGGCAGGACTACTCGCAAGCCTCGTATGAAGCAGCGTGTGAAAACAAACTTTGATTACCTGTTATCTAAAATGGTTGAACGACATTTCAGATTAGATAAGCGAATCAGTTTTGATATTCCTGAATCTGCTGATGCGTTGATCAAGATTTATGATCACGGACATTTGATAACTCACGGCGATCAAGTTTCGGGCGGTGGCGGTATCGGCGGTATCTATCCACCGATTATGCGTATGCGTGCAAGAAAACAATCACGATATATGGCAACAGGCAAATCGTTTCAAACTTTGTGGCTCGGTCACTGGCATCAATACATTTCTACACCGTCAATGATTGTGAACGGAAGTCTAAAAGGTTTTGACGAGTATGCGATGTTAATGGGGTTCGGTCACGAAGCACCGCAACAAGCGTTAGCAATTATTACACCTGAAAGAAACATCACGATTCAAGCGCCAGTGTTTTGTGTTGATCGTAAAAAAGAAGGCTGGTAGTTTGTGGCAACGATTGCGCTAATTGTTTGGCACGATGCTCACTCTGTTGCTTCTACTTGGATTGATGTTGCAGATATTGATGTTGAACCTGCTGTTGTTGAATCGGTAGGTTTTTTGTTGCCTGATGCGAAGCCGAGGCATATTGTTTTAGCGCAGTCTCTTACTGGTGATGAGTGTGATCATATTTTGGCTGTGCCTGTTGAGATGGTGCGCAGTATGAAAGTTTTGATGTAGTGTTCGGTTTGGCGTGAGATGTACTCCTTCTCCGTTTTGCGCTACGAGTTGAGTTGCCTTGATAGGAATGTTGAGGCAACTCCTCGTGCCTTTGTTTTAGTCTAAAAAATCTTTGAAAATCTTTTTAACCTATATGGTATATAGGCTTTGTCGGGTTGTTTTAGTTGTTTTGGTTTTGAGTTGGTTTGCTATTTGATATACTTGTCTTATCAGGCAAACAGCCTGATAGTTCAAGAGGAGGACTTATGACAAGCGACCAGACATACAAATTAAATTTAAGCGATTGGGTGATCAGAGACATTCAAGACAGAATGTTTGACGCAATCTTTGAATGCCAGCCAACAGCAATCATAAAAGTTGGCAGTTATATTGATGGCAGAAAAACAACAAGTGTGATCGCAAACCTTAGAGGTTGGAAATCGTTAGTAAACGAATGCAAGATCACTGCAGATAATTGGTACGGTGAATATTCATACGACAAATCAAACAAAGAAGCAAAAGCAGAGTTCAATAGGTTTGCGACAGCAGCGAGTCGGATTCAAATACTTATCAATGAGATAACAAAAGTTCAAGAGGAGGACTTATGAAATTAGTTAAAGTTCCAAAACGATTTAGGGACAAGTGCGAAATCACTGTTGAGAGTTTTCACGGCGATTTAAAATACTGCAAGCCTTCAAGTTGGAAAGCAGGTCAGAAACAAGCAACGCAAGATTTCATTGAAGCAGTAAACAATCCAATTAAAATAGGCAGAGCAGTTCACTACCGTTTTCTAACTGATGAAAGTTTTCAGATATTCAAAGATGAATGTGATTGGCACTTAGAGTACGAGACAGATGGCGAAGCAGGATTTGTAGATGTAGCAGACGCTTTACTTATCAGAGCAATTCATAACATTCAAGTTCAAGAGGAGGACTAAATGAAAATCAGATTAGGTAAAGCGTTCCTAGAGGAATGCAAGACACGAGGCTACTTCAATGACAACGCTGCGATAGATGAGCGAGGCGCAGTGTTGTTCAATGTGTTAGATCGGGCAACGAAAACTAAAACAGGTGTCAGCGTTGATGTGACACCTATAGAACTTGATCACTTGATTAGTGAATGTGATTGGTTTGTTTACAACAACTCGCCTGATGGTTCAAGTGATGATCGCAAAAACTTTAACAACTTAACTAACCAAGTGAAGTCTTTACGCAAAGTGAAATCTTTGAATGATCCCAATGTTTGGACTTTTAAGAGGGCTTATGAGTTCACGAGGGCTTATGAAAACTAAATTCACTTGCCAGTGCGCAGTTTGCGGTGAACAGTTTAAGAACATTACTGACCATATGATTCACTATGTCAAAGCACATGATGAGGGTTTCAAAGAACACGGTCAGCGTAGGCGCAGGGGCATCTCTTGTCGTGGTTGCGCAAAACAACTGGCTGCAAATGTGTTTGCGTGTGATGCTTGTGGTTGGAAAGAATTGAAAACAACTGTGTAACACCCCTAAGTAAGAATGCAATTAGCAAATACCTGAGGAGGTAAAGATGAAAAGAACATTGAAAGAGAAACACGGAAGCAAAGAATGGTTGCTGAGTAGATGGCGTGATGAGCAAGGCAGGTGCGTGTTCGGTGCATCTGATGTGCCAGTGCTAATGGGTGCTTCACCTTATAAAACTCGTGGTGAACTGTTCGCAGACAAACTTAACGAGCCAGTAGTGCAGCCAGATTCAGCAGTGTTTAGGCGAGGCAACTTATTAGAGAAACCTTTGCTTGAGGCAGCGTCAGAGTTTCTTGGTGTAAACATTTATACGCCTGAATATGTTTATCGTGAGGACAGGTTCTCGGTTTCGCTTGATGGTGTTGATTCTGAACTTGCACCAAGCGTTGTTGTTGAAGCAAAAACAACTACACGATATTCAATTAACGATGCAACAGATTTGCCTGCCGAATGGTTGTGGCAGGGCTGGACTCAGCAAGCAGTATTGAATTGTCCTGTTTGGTTCAGTGTTCTTGACCGTGACTTAAAGATCAGTATGGTTTGCTGTCCTGAGAACCGTGAGGCGATAGATAGTCTGCGGTTAGAGGCAGAAGTGTTCGGTGATTGGATTGATCAAGGCGTTGTGCCTGATGAAGAGTTAAACAACTTTTCTGCTGATGACATCACACGAATCTATAAAGTTGAACCCACCAGTGTTGAACTTGACGTTCAAGTGATTGATTGGTTGGTTGCTTTAGAAGATGCTAGACAGCAAAGCAAGCAGGCGACAGAGTTGGAAACTAAAGCGAAAGATGCGATTGCACAAATGTTAAAAGGTCATGAGATTGGTTTGGTGAATGGTGTGCAGGTTGTTTCGTGGAAGCAGCAGGCTGGCAAGATGTCTTTTGATATGACCCGATTAAAGAGTGAGCAACCTGAGTTAGTAAAGCAATATGAGAAGCAAGGTAATCCCTATCGTGTGATGAGAACACACAGAAAGAAGGCAAACTAATGAGTAACGAAACAGAAGCACTAATGCTGAAAGCAGTGTTAGAGCAGTACGCAACACCTGACCCAAAGATCGTGGGAACAATTCCACGCAACGGAATAAACCTCAGTTATGTTTCGCACAGCGAGATCACACGAATCTTGATTGAGATTGACCCGATGTGGAATTGGCAGCCTGTCGCTTGGCAAGATGGCAGACCAGCAACACACGAAGCAAACGGAATGATAACAATGTGGGCAACTCTCACGCTGTTAAATAAATCGTTAATTGGTGTTGGCTCAGTGCGTTCAGATAAACCTGATTATGAAAAAGAATTAGTTGGCGACTTCTTGCGAAACGCTGCGATGCGCTTTGGTATCTGTTTAAGCCTCTGGTCTAAACAAGACTGGGAACACGCATTAACGCCTGCGCCTGTCCAACAAGCAAAACAAAACCACCCTGCAAGTCCGATGACTATAAAACAGATTGAAGAAGTGTTTACTAAGCCTGCAACAGTTACTTCAATCACTGGTTTGGTTTCGGATAAGCAGAAGGGTTTGATATCTAAGTTGGCTAAAGAAAAGTTGAATGGCGATGTTGCGCCTTTGATTCAAGAATTGTTTAGCAAACAAAACTTAAACACTTTGACCACAAAGGAGGGTTCAGAGTTGATTAAACATATTATGAATCTTCAAACTGGTGCACCTGAAGAACCTTTTTAATGGTTGAGAAGCGTGATCATTGGCGAGAGGCTGCTGCTTGTCGTGGTATTAAGCACACTGTGTTCTTTCCTCCAACTGGCATCGGGTTAGCAATTACCGATGCTGGCTGGAATGATGCAAGAGAGATTTGCGCTCGCTGTACTGTCACCCAACAATGTTTAGAACTTGTTTTGGCGTTTCCTGATACCGATGATAAGTGGGGTATGTATGGCGGCAAAACACCTGCTGAACGGCGTGTGATCAGAGATGAGAGGCACAGAGTGAGATGAAGGCTAGGTTATGTTCGTGTTTTATTAAACGTGTTGTTCCGCAGAAACCTTTTTGCGGTGAGAAAGAACCAGATGATGAATGAGACTAACAATAAAGGTGAATATAACGAAACGGAAGACAAATGGAACTTGTTTCGGGTTTACAATTACCATCTGAGCGAATTCAGTAAAAAAGAATTTCAGGCTGGTTTTGTTGATTATCACGAGTTTCTGTTTGATGTTTTAGAAAACGAGTTGCATAAAACTCCGATGAATCTTCATAACAGAAATGTTTTGATTCATATGTTAGAAATCTTGAGACTTTCAATAATTGGTGCATTGAAGAAAGATTGTTTAATGCGTGGTCAGCAAACAAAGAATGATGAAGTAGTTGATCATGACTGATGAACAAAAAGTTTCTAAGCCTTTAAGGGTTTTGTCACTTGGGGCTGGTGTGCAATCAACTGCTTTGCTGTTAATGATGATTCACGGCGAGATTGAAAAGGCTGACGCAGTAATATTTTCCGACACGGGTTGGGAACCGCAAGCAGTTTATAAACATTTAGAGAAACTTGAATTGTTAATGGCAGAGAACAAGATGCCTTTTTACAAAGTTTCAGCAGGCAACATTAAAACAGATTTCTTAGAATCAGAAACACGCTTCGCTACGATGCCTCTTTACACTTTAAACAAAGAAGGCAAGTCATCTATGTTGATGCGCCAGTGCACCAATGAATACAAAATTAAACCGTTGCTAAAAGTACAGCGTGAACTTGCAGGACTCAAAAAAGGGCAACGATCTAAAGAACATTTAATAACAACGATAATCGGTATTTCTTACGATGAGTCTCAGCGTATGCGTGACCCTGCTTTCTCTTGGCTAAGAAATGAATATCCGCTTGTTGATAAAAAGATCACTCGGCAGGATTGTGTTCAGTGGTGTTTAGATCACGGCTACGACAAGCCACCACGCTCTGCGTGTATCGGCTGTCCGTTCAAACGAAATGACGAGTGGCGTGAACTTAAAAACAACCCTGAAGAATGGCAAGATGCAGTTGATTTTGACCACGCTTTAAGACAGAAAGAAAGATTAAAACAGCGTTTTGGTTTCACTGGTTTGCACTCAAGCATGAAACCTCTTGATGAAGTTGATTTGCGCAGCGATAAAGAAAAAGGTATTTTCAGTTTGTTTGATGATGGGTTCGCTCAAGAGTGTGAAGGTATGTGCGGAATATGAGTGATGAACGCAAGGGCGACTGTCAAGGCAACAAAGAAAAGTGCACGCTAACAGATTGCCCAAAGTTTGGGACACTTGGCAGACCTTCTAAAGATGGCGATAAGCGTGTGAAGGGTTGCGCTGACCCGACAGCACGAGGCAAACGATCACGCACAAAAGGATTGAGCAAGCAGCGTGTGGCTCGTAAGCGTCTTGGTGTTGCACCTTCAAACAAGTTTGGTGATGCTAATGAAGAGAACTGGCAAGATGTCCTGTTCGCAAATGAGGTCAAATCTGGCAAGCAGATAGGCGCTGTGGTCACTGCGTGGGGTCGTATAGACGCTCAGGTGCGTTCTAACGAGTCAGATTACGGGTCTAGGTGTAAACCTACCCGAGCGATTCTGATGCCTGATGATTGGGGCAAAGAGGGCTTAGTGATCATCAAGTTAAGTACTTGGGAGGAATTGGTGCGACCTGCCATGCACGACTTTTATGAAGGCACAGCGTGAGCAAAGTTTTTAGCCAAGAACATTATGAGCAAGACGATTGGGCAAAGTTTCAGATCGTTGAGTGGCTCAACAGTAAAGGCTACAAATCGTTTATAAACCCTGACAAGTTTGGTATAGATATTTTGGCTTTGCGATGGAGCAGGTTGTTCGCTTTTGAAGTAGAGGTTAAACACAACTGGCAAGGCAAACACTTTCCTTTTGAGCAGATACATTTCTCGGCACGCAAACGAAAGTTTGTTGAAGCAAATGTTGAAACTTGGTTTGTGATGTTGAACCACGAGCGCACCCACGCTTTGTTTATTAGCGGTGCAGATTTTATGGCTGCACCAATAGTAGAAAAAGACACAAAATATAGTGAAAAAGAAAAGTTTGTTGAAGTTGATTCACACTGGGCTATATTTAGAAACCTTAAAGAGGAGGCATAATGAACACTGCACAGATAGAAGGCATGATTGATCGCATTTGTGGTCTGTTCCCGACAAGTCAGATTGCACGCAACACTGTTAAGAGTGCGTGGACTAGCGATGACTTCCTAACCTTTCAAAGCGTTGAAGATGCACGCAAAATTATCCCACTGATAATGGATCAGTTTGAAAAGTTTCCAAGCCTTAAAGAAGTGCACCGAGTGTTTCGGCAGTTGCACGCTTACACAATTCCAGCGATGGTTCAAAACTGTGAAATCTGTTTAGGTCAAGGTTGGGATAATGGCGAGCGCTGGAACTTCGCAGACAAAACACTTTTAGATGATTGCTACACAGAACTTCATTTAGGTCACCAGTACAGAGTTGTTAAAAGGTGTATCTGTAGAAAATAATTGTTACCGATAACGAGAAGAATACTCATAGACCTAAACCGTTCGCATGGCAGTTGGTGACACTCGGCAACGAGGGTAGATCACGCTGCAAGTAATTGTGGTGTGAGGCGAATAATAAAAGAGTTGGGAATCGCAGTGAGGCAGTGCGATGGGGGATTTAGAAAACTGACTTACTTACTTCATACATATACATATAAATAAAAATATATGTGTAAAAACAAGAGCAACAGAAATGGTAGGGTTGAGACATACGCCGACTGAGGCGAACGATGAGCGACTACGCCACGACCTGTCAAGGACAGAACAAAGAAAACTAATAAACCAACAACCACGTTCAGAAGGAGGACAAGGTGAATCGGAGTTATATGAAAAAAGTTATTGCAGGAATTTGTGTATGTTTTATTTGGTTGGGTGGAATTGCTCACGCTGTGAGCGCACCTAACGATTTTAGAAGTGTTGCTGTTGATCTAGACAGCCTCGTTCGTGTTGATGCGATAGACATTGTTGCAGCCGATTACGTTTACCCGAAACAGTTTATGTGGGGCGATTGTTCTTGGATTGATCAGGTTGCTTTGGCTGCTGGTTGGGCTGAAAAACATTTAGAGAAAGTGAATATGATTTCTGCTCGTGAATCAGGCTGCTGTCCGAATCGTAGAGGCGGTGACAAGGTGGACAAGTTTTGCAATATCACTGGCGTATCTGAGTGGAATCACAGATCGGATACTGGCTTGATGCAACTCAATGGCGTTCACTGGTTGCAGACGCATAAACAGTACGCAGGTTTGTTTTGTAAGAAGCACAACATTTGCGAGCAAGAACCTTTGCTTGATGCGTTTACTAATTTGCGTATGGCTAAAGTTTTGTTTGATGTGGTGGGCTGGTCAGCGTGGCAGAAACAGCCCTAAAAAGTTTCTGATAAAAAAATTGTTTTAGAAAATCTTTGAAAACAGCGCAAAATAAGGGTTTTAGAGTGTTTTTATATGTTTGATAGTTGAGGGTTTTGTTGTTGGTCAGGTTATATTTAATACATCAACAAAAGTTGATAGTTCAAGAGAGGGACTTCAAATGGAAACAGTAAACAAGAAATTTCAAATTGGTCAAGAATTATCTGCTCGCTCAGCATGTGATTACGATTGTGTTTTTAGGTTCACAGTTGTTAAGCGAACAGCAAAAACAGTGAGCGTGACTTATCACAACCAAATCAAAACAGTAAAAATTCGTTTGAATGGTGAAGGCGAATATTGTTACCCATTGGGCACTTTTTCAATGGCACCGTCAGTAAGCGCAAAATAAACAAAGTTCAAGAGGAGGACTTATGAAAATGTTTACAACATCAAACGGTGAGACAATTCAAATCTTGCCAAAATCAGAATGGGATTTGCTCACCATAGATCAAAAAGAAGCAAACCAAAAGAAACACAACAGAAACACAAAAGGCAGTGATTCTTGCCGACTTTGTGATCAGTTGCTGACCGATAACGCTCGTGACAATGGCTTCTTTGTTCATATGACAGTAGGCGGTGCGCTTGTTGATGTAACCACTCAAATTAATATTGGTGATGAATCACAGGGCTGGTTTCCAATCGGTTCATCTTGTGCTAAGAAACTTCCAAAACAGTTCAAAACAAAGTTATAAACAAACTAACCAAGAGGAGGAACAGAAATGAAAGTTACTAAACATTCACTAGATCACATAGAACTAGTCTCATCAGGCGATACAGCATTATTTGAAATCAGGCTTGTCGTGGCGATGAACGACTGGACAGATGAGGCAGAGGATATGGGCGCACTTGACTGGCTAATGAACCTGTTAAGCCTCGCATCAGAAGGCACAGACATAACAACAGGCGCACAAGAGTTCCTTAAATCTATGATGACACTGAGTGAGGAACGGGTGCACTTGTGCAAGGTAGAAAAAGTTGATTACAACATTGATGAGATCGGAAACAAATGATGCGTGACCTAACTTCAAAAACAAAACTAAAATGTTCACTGGCAGGCGTTGCGTTCATGCTTATCACTCTTGTTATGCCACAAAGCCCGTTTGATGAAACAACCCAAACAGATTGGATACTGTGGGGGATTGTGATGGGTGCGCTACTCGGTGCAGCAACAAGGTCATTCATTTTGGTTGCTTACCAATGGTCATATCAGCGTGAACGAAAGAAGTATTTAACAGGTCGTAGCCGATAGGCTCAAAGTGTCCTTGTGGTATGCACCCAACGTTTTCAACCCCTCTTGAGCGTTGGAAGTATTGCTGCCACAAGGACTTTATTTTATGAAGAGGACTGATGACAATCAAAGATTTAGAAAGCGCTGTAGCGTTCTTGAGAAGATTAAGTGTTGGGCAAGTTGAAGCAGAGCATTTAATTGAAACTGTTGAGGCTTTAGAAAACGAGATCACACGAAGAAGGGCGAAGAAATGATGTCAGAGCAAGAATATTTAGATACAAAAATTGAGATTGAAACGACAAACCCTCACCGCAGATGCGTTTGCGCTAACTGGAACAATGATGATGGGACTTGCTCATACTGTGAATGGGAAGAAGAACACAACAGCGAGGAAGAAAACAAATGACTGACTGGCGAAGAATCGCTGGCGATCTCTACGATGAATTAAGCGTTAGAGGTTTGAACGGCGGTTACGCTGACTGCATTTTCAGGCACTCACTAAGTGGCAGTGATACCAAAGATTGTTTGTTGGCGTTTGAACAGGCAGAAGAATTTGAATATCAACTGATCAAAGGACAAACAAATGAGTGATTCATTGAACGCAGAAGTACAACACTGGCAAGCACGCACAGACGATATGCAAGTGGCGTTAGATCGTCTGCGAGAAGAACGAGATGCATTAAGGGTTGCCTATGAGTTGCTACGAACAGAAGTTGTCGCTTTGCGATCTACTGTCTTTCGTATTCAGGTTGCGATGTCGCAAGGTCAAGAACTCTAAAACAAATGCCGTTGCTGACACAAAACAGCGAACTTAAACCACACCGCATATTTAATTTTGCGATACCTGCTTGGTATGTGCGATTAGATGGCAAGATTTTTAAGACCTGTCCAAATGCTGGCGCTTGTGCACAGGTTTGTTACGCACGCAACGGCACATATCTTTTCTCAAATGTTCTTGCAGCGCACACAAAAAACTTACGCCTAACACTTGATCAACCTGACCTTTTCAAAGAACTGATTAACAAAGAGTTGAGCCATAAACGATTCAAACCAACTTACGAGCCACGAGTTACGCCTGAAGGCGCAGAACTAACCGATGACAAATGGCTGCAAGGTTGGGTGCGCAATGGTGGTGCAGCAGTGCGCATACACGACTCAGGCGACTTCTATTCAGAAACCTATCTAAACCTTTGGTTCAATATCGCCTTTAATAATCCTGAAGTTTTGTTTTATGCCTACACAAAAGAAGTGGCGATGCTCAAAGAACACGGCTTAAACGCACCAACTAATTTCAGGTGGCTTTACTCAACAGGAGGATTACAAGATGATCTAATTCAATCTGATGATCGCAGGGCAGATGTTTTTGTTGATGAACAAGCAATCATTGACGCAGGCTACGAGAGCCAAGACGCAACCGACCTGCTTGCAATCTTGCTTAAAACTAATCTTGTTGGCATACCAGCAAACAACATTAAACACTTCAACAAAAAACTCGCTGGCAGAAGATTCTCTGAACTATGAAAATTAGATGCCACAACTGCAACCACACTTTTCAGCAAGACCCGAAACGAACTGTTGGGTGTCTCTGCGATAGTGATGCACCAACTTGGCTAGGTGTAACGTCTGAAGGCAGGCTCATAGTTTTGAGCCTCACAAAATATACGATTGAAAAGGATTGAGATGGAACAGAGACAAATAGATTTTGCAACAGTAGATGTAAACAGTATTGAACCACACCCCAAGAATGTGCGACAAGGCGACATCGGCGCAATCTCAGAATCATTAAAAGCACATGGACAGTACCGACCGATAGTTGTTGATCGGCGCACAAACCAAATCCTTGCAGGCAACCACACTTGGCGAGCAGCAAAATCTTTAGGCTGGTCACAAATCGCTGTCGGCTTCATTGAAAGCAAAGATGATGATGACGCAACACGAATCCTGTTAGCAGACAACAGAACAACCGACCTAGCCTCTTACGATGATGCAGGGCTGGCAGAACTATTGAAACACCTAGAACAAACCCCAACAGGATTAGATGGCACAGGGTTTGATGGCGATGCGTTAGACGAATTGTTGGCAGACATAGAGAATGAAAACAGATTGCAAGATGAGTTTCAAAAATACACCCAAACCCTGAAAGCCCCACAATATGAAATTGTTGGCGAAAAACCACAAATAAGCGAACTGGCTGACTTCACAAAATACAACCAACTTGTAGATCAAATCAAAAAACTAGAACCTGATACAGAAATATCAAACTTCTTAATCTTTGCAGCAGCCCGACACATCGTATTCAACTACCAAAAGATCGCAGAATACTATCCACATCAAACCCCACAAATACAGAAACTAATAGAAGCATCTGCACTTGTGATCATTGATGCAAATGATGCGATAGCGAACGGTTATGCAGTGTTCGCTACAACGATGAAAGAGTTATTGGACAGCGAACTAAATGAACCCGAATAAAACTTTTGCAGCCTTCATCTTGACACACGGCAGACCTGACAATGTATCTACTTATGAAACTCTTAGAAAATGTGGTTACACAGGAAACATTTATTTTATAATTGATAATGAAGATGAAACTGCTGACCAGTACCGATTGCGTTACGGTGATGAAAATGTTTTGATGTTTGACAAAAAAGCAGTAAGCAAAACATTTGACCTAGCCGACACAAGCAACAACCTTCAAACAATAGTTTGTGCAAGAAACGCATCATTTCAAATAGCAAAAGACTCAGGGCTTGAATACTTTATGCAGTTAGATGATGACTACAACTCGTTTCAATACCGCTACCCATCAGAAAACAAACTCAAAGTTGTTGAAACAAAATGTTTAGACGCAGTGATACAAGCCATGATCAAGTTCTTAAATGATTCGGGTGCATCAACAGTAGCGATGGCTCAAGGAGGCGACTTTATTGGTGGGCTAGAGGGTGCAACAATCAACAAACCTTTACTACGCAAAGCGATGAACTCGTTCCTATTCAGAACAGATAACCCAACAACATTCGTAGGCAGAATCAACGAGGACGTAAACACTTATGTTCTGGAAGGCTCACGAGGCAAACTATATTTCACCACGACCGCAATAATGCTTACACAAGATCAAACACAAAAGAACAAAGGAGGAATGACTGAAACTTATTTAGAATCAGGAACTTACCTCAAATCATTTTACACCGTCATCATGCACCCTTCATCGGTAACAGTAAGAACAATGGGCACAAACAACAAACGCCTGCACCATCACATCAAATGGAACAACACCACACCAAAAATAATTAACCAACAACATCGCAAGCAAAGATGATTCAAAGACCTTGCCTAAACTGTCGCAGGCTGACAAGCAACGCCACACGATGCACCAACTGCCAAACACTCTGGAACAGGCAACACCCAAAACCTGAACGCCTTCACTACAAAGGCGACTACAAAAGAAGAGCAAAACAAATAAGAGAAACAGCCGTTGCTTGCTGGATATGTGGCGAAGGAAAGAAACCTAACGACCCATTCACAGCCGATCACCTAATACCAGCAGACCCAAACTCACCTCTCGCAGCAGCCCACCGATCTTGCAACTCACGCAGACAAAATAAACCAATCACTTCAAACT